AGTTTTAACTCATTCGTTGATGCTTCTTCAATCATCATTAAATATGATTCTTCATTGAATGGAAAATTAAAAGTTGGTGGAGATTCAAGTTTTAACTCATTAATCGATGCTTCTTCAATTGTTATAAGAAATTATTCTTCATTGAATGGAAAATTAAAAGTTGATGGAGATGCAAGTTTTAATTCGAATGTCGATGTATCAGGAACATTATTAGTAAGAAATAATACTTTATTGAATGGAAAATTAAAAGTTGATGGAGATGCAAGTTTTAATTCATTCGTTGATGCTTCTTCAATCATCATTAAATATGATTCTTCATTGAATGGAAAATTAAAAGTTGGTGGAGATGCAAGTTTTAACTCATTAATCGATGCTTCTTCAATTGTTATAAGAAATTATTCTTCATTGAACGGAAAATTAAAAGTTGATGGAGATGCAAGTTTTAATTCGAATGTCGATGTATCAGGAACATTATTAGTAAGAAATTATTCTTCATTGAATGGAAAATTAAAAGTTGATGGAGATGCCAGTTTTAATTCATTCATTGATGCTTCTTCAATCATCATTAAATATGATTCTTCATTGAATGGAAAATTAAAAGTTGGTGGAGATGCAAGTTTTAATTCATTAGTTGATGCTTCTTCAATTGTTATAAGAAATTATTCTTCATTGAACGGAAAATTAAAAGTTGGTGGAGATGCAAGTTTTAACTCATTCGTTGATATTTCAGGAACATTAACTGTTAAAAACACCGACGCCTATGTAAATGGTTTAAGAATAGGAAGGGGAAATAATAATTTAGAAAGTAATATTGTTTTTGGAAACAACGCCGGGACGACCCTTACAGATGGATTGTATAATATATTAATTGGAAAAAATGTAGGAACCCAATTGACAACTGGTTCATCGAATACAATCATGGGAATAAATTCAGGAAACAAATTAATGACTGGCGGAAATAATATAATGATTGGAAATAACATTTTTAACGAAAAATTGTTTGAATCGGGAGATAATGTTGTTGTTGGTAATTTGGGAGGACTACGTGCCGGTGGTTCTGGAAATACATTTTTAGGCATCAACGCAGGGATTAATTATACTGGCAATTATAATACATTTGTGGGATTTAATACAACATTCTTTAATGATGCTAATAATTCTGGCAGTTATAATACTCTTTTAGGTACTGATTCTTCTATAACTGATAATAATATTGAAAACTCAACCGCAATAGGATATAAAGCAACCGTAGATAAAAGCAATACAATAGTTCTCGGAACTACAACTGAAACAGTTGAAATTCCAGGAAAATTGAATGCACAAATTGGTCCTGACGCTTCAAATAATTATGCTTATTTGTCTGGCATTTGTCAATCCGGACTTTCAGGCAATTACGATAATTTTGATAGCCCTAATTGGAATTACGCGAGTAAAGTTACGTCAATATATGCCGGAACTGATGATAATACCCCATTTGGTTGGGGATGGTATAATTTAATTAATACAAGACACAATGGAGGAATCGCTCCTGAAGGAAATAAATATGGTTGTCAAATTGTTACTGGAATGTATTCTACCGAAAAAAGGAAAAGAATGACTTTTCGGTGTCAAGCTGATTCATCATGGGATTCTTGGAATGAAATAGCGGTTTTAAATAATGGATTGTCTCAAACATTTACAAGCGATGTTGGTTTCAATAAAAAAATTACAGCGTCAAGTATTCAATATGGCGATAGTACTCAACAGAGTACAGCATATACTACATTAGATGATACAAAATTACAAGCAATTGGAAATATAGTTTCAGGAACAATGGTTATTCCAACACCATCATTATCAACTGGAGTAGGAAGTAATGTTGCTGCTTTAGATTTAACAGTTGGGACATGGATTATTTCGGTAAATGCGTGTTTTTCTGCTACTAATCCGACTATTGTTAGTTTTATGACAGCTGGATATTCAACTTTGGATGCTAGTTATTCTCAGAATAATAATTTAGTAAGTAATTATTTAAATAATGCGACATTCTCATCGCCTGCACAATGGATATTAGCCACTAGTAATTCGGTTGTAGTAACAACTAATACAACATATTATATGCTTACATCATGTACTTTTGGAACATCAGATCGAATTCAATTTGTAAGTTCTAATTCAGATTTTAAAGCAATTAGAATCGCGTAATTTTTTTTCTTTATATAATATTCACGCAAATATTAATTTATCAATGGCATCGTGAACTGGAATTATTAATCAACCGGCAGTAGCAAATGATACTACAACTTCAAACATTTTAAAAAATCAACTTTTATTATGAGTAATACTACCACTGGTGCTCATATAGTATTAAACGCTTATGATACTGTATCATATCGATGAATTGTAGTTTTTTCCAAATGCTAGTGCTAGTGCTAATAATACTATTACTTAATTAAACGATGGTGTAATTTGTGCTAGTTTTCCTACTAATAATAGTGAACTAACTTCGACAGTCCCTTCTATACCTGCTGTAGGAGTAAGAATATCATCAACCTCATCAACATAAACAAATTTATTTTTAAAAGAGGGTTTAAATATTATAACAATGGATAGTTTGATTGCTACTGCTATTAATCATAATTTAAAATTTAACTCCACAGCACCTTTAAATAGACAACTTCAAAATTTAGGAACTACTACTTTTTTGGATGTTTTATCAAATGGTAGCGGAAATGGAACGAAATTAGGAACAATAGTACTGCAACTCATCCAGGAATGAATTATGACTATTCTTTAAAACCTGTAATAATTATTTCACAGTAAATGATAGTGGTGGTGTAAAAGCCCCCCCTGTTTATATTACTTCTAGTACTACATCAGTTTTAAATACATTTTTAGTTAGAAGTAGTTCTAAACCATTTAATAGGTTAGAGATAATAACTGATGTTAATAATAATACTAATATACGAGCAAGAAATAATGCTGGTATCACAAATGCTAAAATTCATTTATATTGTATGTCTGTTAGTCTTAATGGTTTGGCAACTAATAATCGTATTGCTACATTAGTGCTGGTCTTATTTTGAAGTGCATAAACCTACACAATTTACATATTCAAGTTATTTTCCAACTAGTATTAATCATTTAGGATGTCAATATTATACAACAATGACATCTTACCCTATTTCTTTAAATGCTAACATTCGCAATATTGCAATATATACTTTTATTGATGTTGGAACATTGGGGAATTAATATAATGCCTAGTTTTGGATCAACAACAACATGAACTTTTACAAATTTACAGTTTGAAATTGCTAATACTGCTAAGAATACATTTGATAGTTCAACATTTACATATACAAGTTATGTAAATTTACAACGTGATTATCCGACATTAGCACCTTCTAATCAACCGATTAATATAAATACATCTTGTGTAAATAATGTTAATTTAATATTTAGGTTCACTGATGGATCAAACGCAATAATCTTATATAATGGCACTAAATGTCCCGCGGCCAACATTAATCTTAACATATGAAGATTTCGAATTTGAATATTAACATATATTAGTACAAGCAATCTAATTACTTGGTCTTTAATTAAAAGTTAATGTTTTAATAAAATAAATAATATAATCGCATTTTCTATGAAGTTAATACTACATAAAAATATCATTTGAAATATAAAAATTATATTTTAGAAGTTTTGATTTAAAAAATATATATTTTATTATTTTTAAGTAAAAAAAATAATTTGTCATGACACGTAAATATTAAATAATCAAATATTATAAATACAAAATATATAAACTTAAAATTTTAATAAATAATTTAGCATTTTGAATTTATTCATATCGAAATGTAGACTCTTTTTAAAACACAATTTTTCACTTATTGTAATATAAAAATGATACAGTGGTTTATGACTGAATATAGTGTAAATCATTGTTTAGTAAAATAAAAAATTAATTAAATTGAACAATAATTTCAACCTTTTCTTTTTTTATACTTTTTGTTGCTGAGATTGACAATTCTTCCCGTTTCTTTCGTGTTTTGTTTAAAATTACAGGATTAATCAATGTTGATGATTGTTCAGCAATCGCCTGATTCATCATTTCTTTGCGTTTAGATGCGCTATTACGGCTATTCATGTCTTTTTCAATGATGTCATAATGTACTTCAATATAATCTACAATTTTATTTTCAATTGACCATTTAAAGAAATTTAGTTGTCCAATTGTAGTTTCAATAAATTTTCCTTCTCTATATGGAATGCTAATTTTCTGATATCGGCAAAACGGGTCGAAACGTTTTTTCGAATATGCCTTTAATTTTAATTTATAGTCATCATATACCTTGAATCTTTGTGCATTAAGCAAGTAAATTGTAAAGTTTTTTTTAGCATAATTAGTAGTAAACCAATCAATAATTCGCAATGAAATTTTGGAGTCGCCAGTTATAATTTTTAACATTTTATCAAAATTGTTATCAGGATTGTAGACACCATCAATGTCAGTTTGATAAAATTTCATCAAGTTTTTAAGCAAAAGATTATTTTGTGTTGAATTTGTTTTTATATTCATTTAATTTTAATTAAATTATTTTTTTAAATGCTTTTTATTGTAATTGAATTATTTTTTAAATGCTTTTTATTGTAATATGTATTTTGTTATTACTTTAAAAAAGTATAACAACAAATTGTAACAAAAATATTATAAAACATTAATAAAAATAATAAAAAAATATTATAAAAAATTAAGAAAAGTATGTAAAAAATGTAAAAAATGTAAAAAAAAATAAAATATACAATAATAATATAATTATGAACGATCTCATGAACTATTTTTTCGGACCTCTTTCAAAAGAGTATTGTTTGTATTATTATATTTTGGCAGTTATTAGCGCCATTACATTTGCTTTAACTTCTTTATCATTTGTTGTTTTTATAGTTAAATCAAAAAAAATTAAAATGAATGTGGGGATTGGAATGTTTAACGCATTGTTAACAATGTTTATTGGTTATTTTGTTAGCAGATTATTATACACAATGTGTGTTAAATCTTTATAAATAGGAACCAATGTTCCTCTTAATGACACTCATTAAAACTAATATTTCATTCAATTACTTCTTAAAACACAAATTTAAAAGATAATTAATGAAAATAATGTAAAGATAAAGATGAATGTGTTTTTTGTAAAATAAAATAAAATAAAATAAAATAAAATAAAATAAAATAAAATAAAATAAAATAAAATAAAATAAAATAAAATAAAATATATTTATTAAAAATATATTACTTTTTCATATATTTTTCATAATTATCAATGTCATGTTCAAATGAATTTTGTAAAAAAGGATTTAGACCAATTTGAGCAATCATTGTTCTTTCCGATAATTTAGATCCCATTTCTTCGCGTTTGTTTTCTTTATAAAATATCGTGTCATTTATTATATTTTTTTTAGTTAGTTCATTTTTTATATTTTTTCCTGTCTGTTTATATTTTTCACAATTTGACCATTTCCAAAAAATCATATACATACTTTAAGAAAAGTAAGATTGAAATACAACACACATTAATATTTTATTTATTGATATTTTCTTTTTCTTTTTCTTTTTCTTTTTCTTTTTCTTTAATACGAATAATTCTTGTTTGTGTTTCATCAAATTTAAAATTATTGTTTTCGACATTAATATCTTCAAAATTATATTCTTCTCTTTTAACAGTCATATTTTTCGTCATCATAAAAGAATTTTTATTAATTCTTCTTCTTTTCAAATTACATTTTAAACAAGAAATAACTAAATTTCCGAAATCGTGTCCTTCATCATTATTTATTCTATCTAATGTCCATTGAGACATTTCTCTTACTTTTTTATACAATATATATATTTCTTTATGGCAATAACAACACTTCAATTGAGATTCATGTAGCAAAGAAATAACTTTTTTTAAATTAATAAATTTATCCAAATCTAATTTTTTTTTTAAAATGTCTTGTTGCTTATATCCAGATATTTTATTTTTTAAATTATTTATAAATATGTTGACATATTGATTATTTATTGATTGATTATTTATTGATTGATTATTTATTGATTCATTATTTATTGATTCATTATTTATTGATTCATTATTTATTATTTGATTATTTGTTAGTTGATTATTTATTGATTGATTATTTATTATTTCATTGTTGAGAAGAGTTAAAATATTTATTTGTATTTCGTGAGACAATTCACAATCATTAATATTCCATGTGTGAGTTTGTATGCGCATTTTTTCATCTTTTTTGTTTAATATGTTTGACGTTTCTGTGGGATTGATAATTGAGACCTTTTTACATTCCATTATATATTATTAAATAAATATATAAAACTAATTAAACATATATTATTATTATAATGTTTTTAGAAAATGATGAAGAATGTACGACCAAACAAGATGAAGCTAACATCCAAAATAAATTATCAGAATCGAAAGAATCGTCCAGAATAAAATCAATGAAATATAAAAATATGGGTATACCGTGGAATAATAATCGTAAAAATAAAACGAGTTTAAGTAATTTGGAAGCGATGTTAGAAACAGAGCGTATTGAAAATGACAATGAAAATTGGAGCAAACTAAGCAAAACAATAAAAATAAAAAAATTGCTGATTTATGCTGAAAAATATAAAGAAGAAAATAATTTATCAGATGGAGATTATAATAAATTGATTGATTTTTTTAAAGACTGTCTTGATAAAAAGAAATTGCAACGAGTTAAAGATGTTGAATATAACAGAGAAACATGTGAAATTATGAATATTTCCTCATTAATTCACAATAAAACAAGCAATCATTTTACATTAAAAAATATATATAAAAAAGTATCAACTGTTAAATGTCTTCCGAAAAAGAAATTAATTGAAGACTCATCAATCGATACAATTTAATCATATCATATTTTATTTTTATTTTATTTGGTTATACTTCAAATACTTATGAATAAATAAATGATTGTAATTAAATATTCATTAATAAATAAATGCTTGTAATTAATTGTTTATAAATAAAAATTGATTATTATATTAATTTAATAATATAATAATATAATTGCTTATTATGAATTGTAATTTTGATTTTGATTTAATTGATTGCTTAGATGAAATTATTCCTGATGAAAATATAAAATATTTATCCGAAAAAGATGAGTTAGAATTATATGAAATGTGCAATTATTTAATGTATGAATTTATTCATGATTTTCCAACAATTATAACAGACCCAAATTTTGAAGAAATATTTGATGAAAATATTGATGAATTAATACATTTACATTTTATAGATTCTATACACTACACCGAAGATGCTGAAGAAGAAATTGACGAAATTATACAACATTGCAAAACTGATTTTTTCAAATATTTTATTCCACATCGTTCATATCCTGCCTCTATTATTTTACATTCTCCAAATATAGATAAATTAGCCGATCAAATAAACATACTACGAAATAAACCTCAATCAATCCAAAGAACCGCGGAATGGTATGCTAATAGATATAATTTAATAACAGCATCATCAGCTTATAAAATATTTGAAAGTCAAGCCATGCAGAATCAATTAATTTATGAAAAATGTAAACCACTACATGATTCTTCGTGTGACAATGAAGATTTTAAATTTGTAAATGTAAATTCACCGCTACATTGGGGGCAAAAATATGAACCGGTTTCAGTGATGATTTATGAGAAAAAATTTAAGACAATAATTGAAGATTTTGGTTGTATAACACACAATAAATATAATTTTTTGGGAGCTTCACCTGATGGAATAAATATAGATGATACAAACGCGAGATATGGAAGAATGTTGGAAATAAAAAATATAGTTAATCGTGAAATAGATGGAATACCAAAAAAAGAATATTGGATCCAAATGCAACTTCAAATGGAAGTATGTGATTTGGATGAATGTGATTTTTTAGAAACTAAATTTATTGAATATGATGATTATGATAGATTTAAGGAAGATTCTATCCAAGATGTAGACATGGATAATGAAGAATTTACGAATTTATGTGAATCGTTGGAACATAAATTAAAAGGAATTATTATATATTTTCAAAAACAAAATGGAACGCCATTTTATGTATATATGCCACTCGATTTATATGATGAAGAAGATATAAATGAATGGTTTGAAGAAGAGCTAAAAAAATATGAATCTGAACCTTATGAATATACATACATGAAAATGATTTGTTGGAAATTAGATAAAAAAAGTTGCGTGTTGGTTTGTCGAAATAGAGAATGGTTTAAACTGAACATTAAAGAAATGGAACATTTCTGGAAATTAATTGAATATGAACGAATTAATGGATATGAACATAGGCAACCAAATCGAAGAATATCAAGTGTTCAATCAAACAGCAATATAACTGTAAATAAAATGGATAATAAAAGTGGTACAAAACCTGCTGGATTAAATTTAATGTTTAAAAATTATAAAGAAGCTCCAAAATGTTTGTTAAAAATTATTAAAACAATTTAAATTTATTTTAATAAAAGTAATTGAATTTTAATAAAAGTAATTGAATTTTAATAAAAGTAATTGAATTTTAATAAAAGTAATTGAATTTTAATAAAGCAATAAGATTAAATATTGATTATTATTAATAAATTATTTTTCTAGTTTTTTCAATCTTTCATCAAAATTCTCAATCTTATTAATTATTTCTTTATGTCTAATAACTGGCAATAAATAATAATTATACATTGGAATACTAGCAATAATCATCGTAAATCCTCCAATAACGGAAATAAATATTTTTTCTTTCATATTATAATTTTAAGAATAAATAATATTTAAATTATTTTTAAATATTATTCAAATTATTTTAAACATACAAAATCACTGTAAAATATAAAAGTTGTACATATTAAAAATCATCTGTAAAAGTAAATGTTTCTTGTTCAGTTTGTTTATTAGCCAATGCGTAAGCATCAACTTTTTTCTCAAAAAAATTAGTTTTCGATTCTAAACTGATAAGTTCCATGAATGAAAAAGGATTTAATTCATTATATATTTTATCACAACCTAACTGCAAACATAATCTATCAGCAACAAATTTAATATATTGAGACATTAAATCTGAATTCATGCCAATTAATCGGCAAGGCAATGCTTCACAAATAAAATTAGTTTCAACCTCAACTGATTCTCGAATAATTTCGTGAATTAAATCTTGTGATAATTTATTAACTAATTTAGAATATAATAATACAGCAAATTCACAATGTAATGCTTCATCACGTGAAATTAATTCATTTGAAAAAGTTAATCCAGGCATTAATCCGCGTTTTTTTAGCCAAAAAATGCTACAAAATGAACCAGAAAAAAATATTCCTTCAACACATGCAAATGCGATTAATCTTTTAGCAAATGTACTATTAGTATCATATATCCATTTTTGTGCCCAGTTAGCTTTTCTTTTAATACAGTCGTAATTTTGCATTGCATTTAGTAGCCGATCTTTTTCATCACGATCCTTAATATATGCATCAATTAATAAACTATATGTTTCGGAATGAATATTTTCCATCGCAATTTGAAACCCATAAAAAGCACGAGCCTCAGCTAATTGAATTTCATTCATAAATCTTAATCCTAAATTTTCCAAAACAATTCCATCACTGGCAGCAAAAAATGCAAGAATGAGAGAAATAAAATGTCGTTCATCATCATTTAACTTTTCATTCCATTGAATAGTGTCTTTTGATAAGTCAATTTCTTCAGCACGCCAAAAACAATCCACATGTTTTTTATACATGTTCCAAATGTCATTGTGTTTAATTGGAAACATGACAAAACGCGAGTCATCGGGAACTAGCAAGGAATCAGAATAAATTTCGTTGGTCATTTTAATATATATAAATAAATTATTTTTATATATTAAAAATATATAATTTAAAAATTATGAATAGCATATTTTACAAAATTTTATTGTACTTTTCATAAAAATATAATTTTATATTTTACAAAATTTTATTGTACTTTTCATAAAAATATAATTTTATATTTTCAAAATTTTATTATATTTTATTATATTTTATTA